CCTTTAGACATTGTGCCCGTCCGATGGCTGCGACAGACGGGATTTGAAACCAGTTTTTGAAACCAGTTACAGAAGGGTACGAGTAGCAGATGAAAGAACATTATGTATGTAAGTTTTGCGGTACAAATGAACACGATCAATTCACACGTCGATGCTATTACGAATGTCGCAAATGCAGAGCAGCGAGGTCAAAGGACGTGCATTTCGGGGTACATACCAAAGCGTTGAAGAACCAGACGTTGGCAAGAATATATTGGAAGTTACCGCTGTGACTACTACCTTATATCTAGCAACCATTAACGCATGGTTTACTTTTACAGTATTTACTGGAGTATTTCAGATTGAGCAGTGCCTAGAAAGGCAACGGGATTTAGAAAAACGATTTGCCGTGGACGCAGTGTGCGTCACACGATTCAATGATTTCATCATGGTTAAGGAGGAGGGTAATAATGTTCAAGAGAATAGTTTGTGCGGTAGCGGTGTGTGCTAGTTTGCAGGTTAGTGCTAGTGCTGAGACAGAATGTTTTCCAGTAACAGAAGTAGTTAAGGTAGTCGATGGGGACACCATAGATGTACGTATTCACGTTAGACCAACTGACCTAGACATACTCGCGGAGTTGCGAATACGCATGGCAGGGATCAATGCGTGGGAGAGCAGGACGCGCAACGCTGCGGAGAAAGAGAAAGGATTAGCAGCGAAGGCTAGACTACAGGAGTTAGCAGAAGTACCTATGACTGTATGCCTATCGGGTAAGGGAAAGTTTGGCAGGTGGATAGGTGTCTTGTACGACGGTGATAGAAATATCAACGAGCAGTTAGTTCTTGAAGGTCATGCTCATCGGTACGATGGTGGCAAGCGCGAAGAGTTCAGTGAATGATAATTAATATAAGGATTGACATGGACACGTCGAATCCAGATGACATGGACATGATTGAGGATATTAAGGATCTTTTGTGGCGTTTAGGAGAAACCCATGACACCAGAAGCGAAGGTCAAGAAGAAAGTAGTCGAACAACTGAAGAAGATTAAAGCGTATTACTTCTACCCCATGACACACGGGTACGGTAGGAGTGGAGTGCCTGACATTGTGGGGTGCTTCGAGAGTTTGTTCTTTGGCATCGAGTGTAAGGCGAAGGGTAATAAGCCCACGGCTTTACAGCAGAAAAATTTAGATGAGATCACCAAGGCAGGAGGCATTGCCCTTGTCATTGATGAGCACAACGTCGATCAAGTGATCGAGCTAATTACGGAAGGATATTGGGACAAGTGACGGAGATAAACATTGTGGAGCAAGTAGATATGGTAGACCACCCACCACATTATACAGTGGGAGAGGTGGAGTGTATTGATGCGATCAAAGCATCTATGACACATGAAGCATACATGGGGTATCTCAAGGGAGCTTGCCTAAAGTACTTGTGGAGATATACATATAAGAAAAAACCGATTGAGGATATTGATAAAGCTATCTGGTATTTGACACGGTTGCGTGGAGAGTTGGATGGATCTGATAACGGTTGATTTTGAAACCTACTATGACAAGGACTTCTCGTTATCTAAGATAACCACAGAGGAATATGTACGTAGCAGACTCTTTGAAGTTATTGGCGTAGCGATCAAGGTCAACAACGGGCCGACAGAGTGGGCAAGTGGCTCTGAAGAGGCCATACAGGATTATCTCAACGAGTTTAACTGGCAGAACAGTATGGTGGTTGCTCACAACACCATGTTCGATGGCGCAATACTGAATTGGAGATTCGGGGTAAACCCTAAAGTCTGGGCAGACACAATGTGCATGTCACGCGCACTACATGGGGTAGACGTTGGACAATCTTTGAAAGCAGTCGCAGAGCGATACGGGGCAGGAGTCAAAGGCACAGAAGTACTTGCTGCGAAAGGTATGAAGCGAGAGGACTTCTCAGACACAGAACTTAGTCGCTACGGGGACTACTGCATCAACGATGTAGAACTCACCTACAATCTGTTCGCTAGGATGTTGAAAGGTTTTCCCAAGCAAGAATTAAAAATTATTGATTTGACGTTGCGAATGTTCATCGATCCTATATTGGATTTAGATTTGGGGTTATTAGAAGAACATCTGCTAGACACGAAAGAACGGAAAGACCGATTACTGGAGGACGCAGGAGTTACCAAAGAGGAACTGATGAGTAACCCCAAGTTCGCAGAAGTACTTACTGAGCTTGGTGTGGTGCCCCCAATGAAGATAAGTCCTACCACAGGTAAGGAAACATTAGCTCTCGCTAAGAATGATGAGGGATTCAAAGCCTTGGCAGAACATGAAGATGTACGTGTTCAAAGTCTTGTAGCAGCTAGGCTTGGGAACAAAAGCACGTTGGAGGAAACACGCACTCAACGATTTATTGACATTGCCAAGCGCGGCACTCTACCTGTTCCTGTCAAATACTATGCTGCACACACAGGTAGATGGGGTGGCTCCGACAAGATTAACATGCAGAACTTACCTAGCCGTGGGCCAAACGGCAAGAAACTCAAGAACAGTATTATTGCTCCCGATGGCTATAAGCTGATTGATGCCGACTCTGCTCAAATCGAGGCAAGGGTGCTTGCTTGGTTGGCAGGGCAGGATGATCTTACCGAAGCGTTTACCAATGGTGAAGATGTATACAAGAAGATGGCTTCTCGTATCTACAGTGTGGATGAGGCAGACATAAGTAAAGACCAGAGGTTTGTGGGTAAGACCACTATCTTAGGCGCAGGATACGGCATGGGTGCGGTGCGATTCCAAGATCAGTTGAAATCTTTTGGGTTCGACATGGAGCTAGACGAAGCTAGGCGCGTTATACAAATATACAGGGATAGCAACTGGAAGATAGCGCATCTATGGCGTGAAGCTCAGAACATGTTAATCAATTTGTCGAGAGAAGATAACGCAACATTGGGACTACCCGGAGTTTTGGAAGTATCTCCGGGCGAGGTGGGCGTTAAGCTACCTTCTGGTATGTACTTACGCTATAACGACTTAGAAGCGGAACAGGATGAACGGGGCATACAGTTTACTTATAAGACAAGAAGAGGCCGCACTAAGATATATGGTGGGAAGGTTATAGAGAATGTTTGTCAAGCTATTGCACGTTGCATCATCGGGGAACAGATGTTAAAAATAGCGAAACAATATCGGATCGTGCTTACCGTTCACGATTCCGTCGTATGCTGTGTACCCGAAGAGAGTGTTTCGGAGGCACAGTCGTACATTGAAAAATGTATGCGGTGGACACCTGATTGGGCAGATGGACTGCCTATTGATTGTGAGTCGGGTGTAGGAGACAGCTATGGAGAATGTGAATAGTATTGCCCCTTGGTCGTTCAGTAAAGCCAAGGCGTTTGAAACGTGCCCGAAACAATTTTACCACGTAAAGATTTTGAAGGAGCATCCAGAGATAGAAACGGATGCCATGCGCTACGGGTCATTGATGCACGAAGCAGCAGAGAAGTACATACGGGACAAAGAGCCATTACCTGAAGGCTTCAAGTACATGCAAAATGCGCTCGATGCCCTCGCATCGTTTAAGGGTGAAAAGCTGTGCGAGTTCAAGATGGGACTGACAGACAGGCTAGAACCCTGTGGATTTTTTGCTGATAATGTATGGTGGCGCGGTATTGCTGACCTAGTAATACTTGACACGGAGAAGCATCGTGCAAGAGTGGTTGACTACAAATCAGGTAAGTCTGCGCGATATGCAGATAAGGGACAACTAGAACTAATGGCCCTTGCTATATTCGCGCACTTTCCTGTAGTGCAGGAAGTCAAAGCAGGATTGATGTTTGTGGTGTGTAACCAACTCATTAAGGATAAGTACACACGGAGGGATCAATCGTGGTTGTGGGATAAATGGATGGGTACTTACACTCGCATGACGAGTGCTATGGAGAACGAGGTGTGGAACGCTAATCCAAGTGGGCTGTGTCGAAATCACTGTCCAGTGACAGAATGTGTACATAACGGGAGAAATTAATGCCTTACACGAAAAAGAAAAGACCTTACAAAAAAGAATATCAGCAACAAAAAGAACGGGGTGAACATGCTGATCGCATGGAACGTCAAAGAGCTAGGCGTAAGATGGATGCGACTAGCCCTGACAAAAACAAAAACGGCAAAGCTGACAAGCGAGAAGGTAAAGATGTTTCGCACAAGAAAGCTTTGAGTAAAGGTGGTAAGAATAGCGACGGAGTTCGCGTAGAGAGCAAGGCGAAGAACCGTTCAAGGAATTACAAGAAGAAGTCCAGTGCAAATCGTAAAAGATAAAGCTGTACTACTTAAATTACGTGACCCGGAAAAGGTTACGGGTATCATACCCAAGAGTAAGAAGTTACAGAACAATCATGTAATCGTAAACTGGGGGCTGGACGAAGCACACGTTCTAAAAAACCTTAACATTCAAGTGCCTTCCCCTATCGAATCTCACTACGAATGGACGGGACAGTACAAACCGTTTGAGCACCAGAAAGATACTGCTGCGTTTCTCACGTTAAATAAACGTAGCTTTTGTTTTAACGAGCAAGGCACAGGTAAAACCGCCAGTGCAATATGGGCCAGTGACTACTTACTGCGAGAAGGTAAAATCAATCGTGTGCTAGTGATCTGTCCGTTGTCTATCATGGACAGTGCTTGGAGGGCAGACCTATTTAAGTTCGCTATGCACCGCACGGTAGATGTGGCTTATGGCACCGCTGAGAAACGTAAAAAAATTATTGAGCAAGGTGCGGAGTATGTCGTTATTAATTACGATGGCGTTGAGATTGTTGCCGATGAGATAGCTAATGGCGGCTTTGACCTCATCATCGCTGACGAAGCTACACATTATAAAAACGCACAAACTAGACGTTGGAAAGTACTAAACAAACTACTAAAGCCAAACATGTGGTTGTGGATGATGACAGGCACACCTGCAGCGCAATCACCTCTGGATGCATATGGGTTAGCAAAACTTATAAACCCTAATGCAGTGCCTAGATTCTTCAGTGCGTTTCGAGATCAAGTAATGGTTAAGATCACGCAGTTCAAGTGGATACCAAAAGACTCTTCTGTAAACATTGTGTTCAACGCTCTACAACCTGCGATTCGTTACACCAAGGAAGAGTGTTTAGATCTGCCTGAGATGGTATACGTGAAACGTGAAGTGGAGATGTCAAGACAACAGAAGAAGTACTATCAGCAACTTAAAGATAAAATGGTTATGCAAGCGGCAGGAGAACAAATTACTGCGCCCAACGCTGCGGTCAACATGAATAAGTTGTTACAAATATCTTGTGGCGCGGTGTACACGGATGATGGTGAAGCTTTAGAGTTTGATATTAAACATAGATATAAGGTATTGAAAGAAGTTATAGATGAGTCGAGTAAAAAGGTTCTTGTGTTTGTACCTTTTAAACATGCGATTGACCTGTTGGTAGGTAAGTTAGAAAAAGACGGCATCACTACAGACATCATTCGTGGAGACGTGTCTGCACCGAAGCGCACGGCAATTTTTAAGCAATTTCAAACCATGCCTGACCCGAAAGTGTTAGTCATTCAGCCGCAAGCTGCTGCTCATGGAGTAACGCTAACCGCTGCTAATACAGTGGTATGGTGGGGGCCGACAAGTAGCCTAGAAACCTATGCACAGGCCAATGCACGGGTACATAGGTCGGGGCAAGATCATAAATGTACAGTGGTGCAACTGCAAAGTTCTGCTGTAGAAAAGCGTATTTACTCACTGCTTGACAATAGAATAAACATTCACACAAAAATTATAGATTTATATCAAGAATTGCTTGACTAGCATAAAATTAGCTAGTATTGTTCGACTTCCCAGTGAGTTACTGGTGCGATGGAGAAAGACATGAGTAAAAAGAATATGAGCTTACCCAAGCTCGTCAAGGCGTTCCGCAACCTGCGGGATAAGCGCAGTGAGTTGAAGGCAGATTTTGAAGCTAAAGATAAGGCTCTTGTGGAACAGCAAGAGAAAATTCAAAGTTATCTGCTAACTCACTGCAATGAGAACGATGTGAACTCAGTTAAGACTGACGAGGGTACTTTCTATAGAAAGCGGAAGGTTAACTACTGGTGCAGTGATTGGGAATCATTTCATAAATTTGTTCTTGAACATCAAATCCCCGAAATACTACAGAAGCGAATTGCTCAGAAAAACCTTGAGGAGTTTCTTGCGGAGGAAGGGAATGAACAGCTTGTCCCCATAGGTTTACAGTCGGAATCTACCTACACAATTACGATTCAGAAACCCAGAGGATAA